AGTACTCCAAAAGCAGCAGTTACAGCAAAAACTCTTGCAGCAATAGTAGCATATGCAGCTACAAGACCTCCATTCCCATTAAGGGTCTCTCGCATTTTACTAAATGCTTTTGTACTATTAGAAGTTGCACCCGCAACGCCTTTTTCACCCCGCTGATACTTATTCCGGGCATTAGTAAGATTCTCCGTCGAGTCAGCGGCCTGTTTGGCTTTTTTGGCAACGATAGAAAGATCGCCATTATCGTCGATCTTTACTCTAATCTTAACTTCGTTTTGGGCCACTTGGTTTTCTCTTTAGCTTATCCCGCTCTTTCTTTAAATCTTCAGCGGATTTTTTGATAGCTCTTGAGTCGAGAAGATTTAGTACGTGTACTAAAAGTTCTTGATTGTCAACTTCGAATATATCTGATAAGTATTGTAAGTTAGAGTAATCCTTTCCAATATATCCTATATCTGGATATACTCTATCGCCTAGTAAATTAAAAATGCTTACTGCATCTAGTACATCTTCTGGAAAATCTTCCCAGCTCGGAGGAATCTCGTCTTCAATAGGTTCCTGTCCAAGCTGTTCCATCATTTCAAAATAACGTTCTTTCGTCATTTTGACTTCTAAATTTTTATACAGTTTCTCCAGCCTGCTCAGTAGTTCCTCCATCTCGTTCTGTACGAAAGTTATCGAGATCAAAGACTACCTCATTGAGCCATGTATCAAATTCAGTTGAAGAAGAGACAAGAACTTCTGCATTTTCAAGAGTATAAGGAAGCTCTTCGCTCATATCCTTACCCTCTGTATCAATAAGAAGAAGAGTTTCTAGGTGTTCGAGAGTTAAGCCCTCCCAACCTTTAATAGTTGAGCTACTAAACTCTGTTACAAACTTTTCTTCATCTAGTGTTTCCACTACTTGACGTGTCTTTCGGTCAAACTTTTGAACTGTGCAACGCTTCCGTAAACCTGTTAGCTCTTTACGAGAAAGATTTGCAACCTTGACCTTAAAGCCAGAAAGCCCAGGAAAATCTACCCAGACTTCTTTAACATCGACCATTAATTTTTTTAATTCCATTAAAACCACTCCTTAAATAGTGTTGTATTGTAAAATACTACTTAGCGTAGCATTGTCTGTTAATCTCCAGTCAAACATTTGTGCATAGACTGGTCCTAAAGCTGCCCTGTTAGTATATGAAACAGAAGGCATATTAAAATCAAAACCAGCAAAAGTACCTGAATATTCTTGCCCTGCTTTAATTCTAAGTGTTGTATTAGTATCAAAGTTTAGAAAAGTACTTTCTGATCCATCCTTTAAATACTTTCGAATATTTCCAGAGAATATCTTGCCTTTTATGACAAAACCGCTGGGGTACATTGCATTCGAATTATCTGTAGCAGCTAATCCGCCTTGCACTGTTTCATAGCCAACCCACTCAATATCATTTTGCAACTCAGCCGAAATACCGAATACACAATCAGTAATATCAGTTGAATCTAATGTTACTGAAATATTCGGTATAATACGCGTTAAAGAAGAGGGGTTGGATACAAGTGATTCAGAGCGAGCACTAACAAAGTTATTAAAATTTGTTTGTGGTGTTCCATCAGTGTTGTTTGTAGCTGATCGAATTAATTTTTCAGCTTCGCCTTCTACGGTTAGCTTTAATATGCTTTCTTTAGAAATGGCAAACTCACCGTTTGTAAGTACAGCATTTTGCAGCTGAAAAATGCTTTCGTCGCTTATAAAAAACAAGTCAAAAGCATTACAATCAATAAGACGATCGAACACTATACTTTGACTAGCTGAACTCTCCTTTATGATATTTACAGTAAATGAAAAAGATGCCGGATTTGCTTTAACAATCGTTGATCGTTCAAAGTACTGGGGAGAGTGTACTGTATTTACAGATTCTGTAGATTCTGTAAAAGTTTGTGAGAAAGATATATCATTTTCGGGCTGAAGCTCGTAAATATTATTACCGTACACCAAAGCTAATTTGGTATTCTTTAGAAAGTTAAAGGCCGGCATTTTTTATCTCCTCATAATATGGTATATTACTCCATTCAAGATGTTTTGTCAAGAATTATTTTTAGAAGGTGAATAGAAAAAACGGGCCGTAGCCCGTTTCAAAGTAGTTAAATATTTTATTATGCGTTATGGTATACAAGAGTGGCTTCGTCGGTTTGCTCCAAGCTTGAAGGAAGCGCATGGAAATTAACTTCAAGACCGATAATATCTTCGATCTGATGAGTTGGGATCTCCAAGTGAGCCGTTGGAATGTCAATTACAAGTTTTGGAGTATTAGCACCGCCAATGCTAAATACCAAATCAGTTGAGTTATTAACAATCGTCGTTGCGCTTGCAAGATCGTCAAACAAGTCTGCACTAGTACCCGCACCTGCAGCAGTTCCACCATTCAAATAACACGTAAAGCTTCCTGAAATATTTCTTGTTCCTGTTACATTACCCAGAGGCTGGTTTACAACACAAAGCTCTTCTGGAGTCAGGAAGGTAAGATTGTTCTCGAAAGAAATACTACCGCCTGTCAATGTAAGCTCGTAGGAAGTTTGTGAGTAAGGAGCGCTACCGCCTGCCGTAGTAACCGCAAGCGTTGAAAGACGATTACGAATAAAGTTGTCGTTGCTATGGGCGATACCATCATTAATGATCTTAGTATCCCAAGTTGGAGTTGAGACTGGCATTGATGCCTCTTCTGTGATTAGAGAGCCAAGACCGCTCCAATCCAAAGTAAGAATACCATCAATATCAAAATCCATTGTAACAGAGTTACAAACGGCTTTTGAAATCTTATAAATTGTTTGAGGGTTGCCCGGACCTGCTGAATAGGACGCAGGAGCGGTTCCACAAGCACCAAGTACAAAGTACAAATTAAAAGTCCCGAGAGCTGAAACGTTACTGCTGTCAAAATCCATCGTTACATTACTTGGAGTGGCTGCTGTTGTCTTAACTAGGGCATTTGCCCAAGTACGTGTAGCACCACCAGCACCATGCGTATACGCACCAGCATTTAAAAAATTAGCCCACAAAACTTCATCAGTAGTGTGTGCAATATTCCCGGAGCTGATTTGGTGAGGACGAGCATACATTTGCAGATTCCATTCTGCGGGCTCAAACGCGTCTGTAAACATTTTACGGCCACGACGTGAAACAGCATTAGTTGAGGCGTCTGCCATTTCATTAACAGCTACTTCAGTAGTAGCCGTAGACTGTGAGAAAGAGAATCCGTCAAGAATAGGAAGCTCCCAGAAGTAGCCGTCCTTTTCCGCATAGACATGGGTATCTCTAGATAGTTGTAGTTGTGCTGCCATAGTATATCTCCTATGATCTTGAAAAGGCTAGGTCGTGAATCGTTTGATTCGTGCCAGCATTTTCTTAGTAATGAACCTGTATCAGAACTTCTCCTACTCCGTACGGTTCAAGAACTCCTTCGTCAGTTTCTATATTGACGATTTTAATATCGTGAGTTTTTTGTGCAAGACCTTGCTTATCAGTGTAAGATAGCGCACCATTTTCATCTAAAACCGTTTCTACGTCTTCAATTAATTTATCTAATGCTATTACAGCATCCTCTTCTTGAACGTAGCAACGTATTGTTACACTTAGGTATCGGTCTCTATAGCCTGCACCTTGATACTCTCGTGTTTCTGATCCTGCATTAATATGAAGTGCAGGAAACTCTTCAATTTCATCCCAAAATTTTAAGCGTGGATGAACATTATTAAATACATCTGTAAGAAAGTCTCCGCTTCCGTCAATTTTCTTTAACTCTCTAACTAAAGCATCTACTATTGCAGAGCGGCGAGTTGTATAAGGTCTTCCGACAAATGACTGTGACACTTACACTCTCCTAGTATAAAATCTTCCAATAGCAAACTGAACGGCTATTTCTCTGATTGACTTATCAATTAACTTTCTAGGATCTCGATCTACACTGCCTTGACGATTTCCTTGTTCAAATGTTTCGTAAGGATTTCTTTGATATGTATAGCCAATACTTGGAAATCCTTTTGCAGTTTGAGTAATGTCTGTTACTCGAACACTGCTTGCAAATCTTCCTGTTTGATTTTGTAAAGCAGGAGGTATCATATTTTTTTGCACCACTCCCGGCAACTGTTGATTGAATATACCAATGTAACTTGCTATTGAGTAAGGCGATTTTTGTGTTTTAGCTACAGGAAATTTTGTTTTTGGTACTTTTGCTTTTCCGAGCGCCGCAGTAGAGGTCTTTTTTAACTTAGAGCTGCTCGTAGAAGAAGCTTTTCTTGTTGAGTTTTCTATCTTAGGTTCTTTAGAGGTTGTCACCCCTTTTTTCTTTTTAAACTCTTTTAGTACAGCTTTAGTTGCTTTTTTCTCAAATCTCTGAGTAGGGGTATCGGAGCCTTTTAAACCAGCAATCGGTTTTTTATTATTTAATCTTTTAATTCCTGCGCGAATTTGAGCGAGTAGCTCATCTTTCAACCTTGCGCTTTCAAAGCCAGCGTTTCTATTGTCCATTAGGCTTTGGGCGCTAAATATAAAACTTTCTGTAGAATCGTCTCGTATAAGATCTAAATTAATTCCTAAAGCTTCAAGGTTAGACATTAATACTTCTCGACTAGCTTTTGAAGTATAGTTTTGATTTATAGCAGTATCAATTGCATCTCTGACTCTACTTTCTAAAATTCCAGCGCCCTCCATGTGGCCGCCTTCAACAAGATCTGTACCTTTTGTTATTTCTGTTTTACCTTCTTTCATGCGGTCATTTCGTATAAACCGCTTTTTTTCTGTATCAAAGTATCCGTCTTTTACAGCTTTATTCAATCTTCGGTTATATTGCTCTTTTAAAAACTCATTTAACCCAAGTACAAAAGTATTTAATTCTGATGTGTATAATTTTTTTAACTTGTCAAAATTATTAAAGTTAGGGTTTTGATCCGGTGTTGCTTTAGGATTTGCAGTCTCTAAAAGAGTTACTTTAATAAAATGTTGATTTGAAACTATCCTAACATCTCTTGTTTTTTTAAAACTTTGAGCTTGTGTTCTACAAGCTTGAAATATGTTATCTGCACCAGTCTCTACATAGTTTTGAACGTCTTCTTTTCCAAAAAGATTAAGAATATCTCTATGTTCAAATTCTTTTTTTATTTCTTCTACAAACAATCGAGGAAGAAAAACAAAATGGTTTGTTCGCCTATCAGCAGTTTGTCTTCTATACGCATCACTAGTTTTTGATAGGTCTTTTTCTAAATCAAGTAAAAAAGCCTCTAAGCTAGAACGAGACATTAAAAGTTTTTATACAGATCAAGTACGCGTTTTATATGGTCAGGAAACGCTACACTACTGTCTTGGCTGCTAGTTCCGGGATTCTGTAAAGTTGCGCCTGCAAGAGTTTTTCTCTCCTTGTACTCATCTCTGTAGTAGTAAGTGATTAAATCAATTACCGCCAGCTTTAAATCGCTAGGCAGAGTTGAGTACCCAGCACGATAAGTAACTTTTACAGCACCTGGTCCTCTCGGCCAGTTTCGATAAGAAGATCCAGTCACATAGAGTACAGTATCTGTGTTTTCGTCCAGATAGTAATTTGTGCTTGTCACAGCCTGATAACTAGAGGTGACTGAATCTCTTGTTTCTACGGCACTTACCGATACTACAGGACTTTCAGTTAGTTGTACTAAATGAGTGTTCCAATCAATGGTAAATGTCTCAACTTTATCTGTAGAATAAAAATCTACAAATGTATTTCCACAATAAGTTTTTACTAATTGGCTCACAGACGTAATTAGTTCCGAAAGATTGTAATCATCTTTCGGATTCTGTATGCCTTCCATGTCTTTATACTCAGTGAGAGTTATTAAATTAGCCATAAGTCAATTAATAAAAACTTGGGGAGGCTGCCCTCCCCAGTTTATTTAGCTAGCTATTATGCTACCAGATTTACTGATACACAAGAGCGGTCGCCTGCTGCGTCAGCAAACAGCTCGCTAAAGCCGAGTGACTGAGTAGCGACGATTACACGACGCTGACGTGCAACTTCGTAGTCTTGCTCTACGCTTACACCGCGGAGGCGTGGGATTACGTAGTTACGAGTAGCAACTGCGAAAGCTACAGGCTTAGTAGCAGCCTCAGTTTCAAAGTTATCAGAGATGATTACGGGAGAGCCGTAAACAGCACCGATGCTACCAGTTACCTTAGTTGCAATGTCTGAACCTACGTCAGTGATGTCAGCAAATGCTGGATCAGCGATCAGATCGTAGTAACGAGCCTGAGATACGACGTATGTTACGTCTGCTGGGTTAAGGCCATACTTACCCATGTCCTTACGTGCTTCAAGCAGAAGTTCTGCTGTAAGAGTAGCAGAGTTTCCTGCAGCGACTGCAGCGCCATCGAGGTCAACCGAGCCGCCTGTTGATGCAGTAGCAGCACCAGTAAGACCAGTGATTGCTGGTGAAGTGTTACCACGAAGGATCATGTGATCTACAGCACGAGCGTGAGCACGAGCAACACCTTCAGTCAACATTGGCATCAAGTTAACAAGAACTTCTTCGTCAATGTGGTTGTCCATGAAAGTGGTTGAGATCATACGGTGAGCTTGAAGAATCTTTTGATTTGCTTCAAATGTACCCGCAGTACCGCCTGCTTCAGCAAGACCAGTTGTAGAACCAGAACCTACAGCGTTCTCACCAGTAGTAGCGAAGATAGCCTTCTCTACATCATTCTGGAGAGGCATTACCATAGAAGCTGAATTCATTTGCACCTCACGGAAGATTTGAGCCAAACGATATTGAAGTTGAACTTCCTTCTCGATTTGACGGCTTACTTCCTGGTCAATATCACCGGCGTTAGTGGTGTACTCGATACCCGCCTTCTCAAGAAGACTTTGGCCATACTGAGTATTCCAGCCTTTGTTAGTGTAAACACCGAGCATGTGACCATACATAAGATCTTTGCCCATGTCTGAGAGACCACGACCATTACGGTCAGCGAATACACGCTTAGACTCACGCATAGCTGTAAGCTCTGCGTTCTTTTCTTCTAAGTCCTTCTGATGCTGCTTGATTACTTCGTCAATCTTTGCATCTTTCTCAGAAAGCTTAGCTTCGATATCCGCCATCAAACGCTCAGCGCCTGACTCGATACCAGTCTTAATTACAGACTCAACTTCAGCTTGCTTAGCAAGCTCAGCGTCTGCTGCTTCTTGTGCGGCCTTAGCTTCTGCTTCGGCGGCTGCTTTTTCTTCGGCCTGACGAATTGCAATCTTAGCAGCAGTCTCATCCGCTACCTTCTTAGCAAAAGCCTCCAGGTCGATTTCGGGAGTTTGTACTTCCGACATTGTCATCTCCTTTTGAACTGACTTTTCAGTTCCATCCGGTGCATCACTAGCTTCAAATGAATCTTCATCCTGAGCCAGAGACTGACCGGCTAGATCTACACTATTTTTGAAAGTTTTTTTGAATTCTTCGTACTCGTCCATAGAGTCGAAAGATTTCGCCAGAGAGAAAGTTGCTGCTTGATTGCAAGGTACCGATACTACTGATACTTCAAACAACTCAGCATCCTTAATCTTTAATCCGTCAGTTTCCTCTAGGTAATCAGCATCCTTGACTCGGAAACCAACAGAAAAAGCTCCAAGAATGCCTTCTTTAACAAGCTGCGCCACATGATCGGGCGCAGATTTAGAAATTTTAGCCTTAAGTTCTAGACCGTTTTCAGTGACTTTAAGTCCTGTTGCACGTCCGATAGGCTTATCGTAATTATGGTTAAAAAGAATGATAGGATTCTTTTCAAAGTTATTTAATCCACCTTTTGTCCAAGCATTGGCATCAATTGTATCGCCGGCTCGATCAAAGTCTGCCGTACTAGCCATTCCGCAGATGTGTACACCACCATCATCTTCGTCAAGTGCTTTGAACGTGGATGTTAAGTTAAAAATCTTTTCCACTATGACTCCTTTTTAGCAGGGGCTGCTTTCGGCTTGGGAGCCGGAGCAGACTTAGCTGGAGCAGGCTTAGGCTCTGCTGCGGGCTTGGGTGCAGGTTTCTTCTCAAAAACTTCAGGGTTTGATAATTTTACAGAAAGTACAGCTGTTTTCCAGTTGTAAAAAGACTTTTGAATAGCTTTTGGAATTACAGGCTTATCTACAATTCCGCAGTAGCTTTTATAGTCTATATCAATTGGAAGACCCCAATCTTTGAATTGAGAAACTAAAGTTTTATTAACTTCCTTTCGCAGTCTGTTGCGTGAAGCCATTATTCTTCTCCGTTATCTTCTGGCGGTCGTCCGCCTTCGTCTGGATTAGCTGCGCTACCTGCTATATTAGCAGGAACTCGCAGGTCATCATATCCTTCTACTGAATCAAATCCTAGGGCATCTCTTGCTTCATTCGGAGAGATAATTCCAGTATTTACCAAAGCCGAGTAATATTGTGATTGATCTCGTAGCTCTGGTTGTAGAGCGGGGATATTAGTTATATCTTCTACACAACTAAATCCAAAGTACCTTTCCATCGCAAAGTTTATTTTTCTTACGATAGGTAAAATTGTCTCAAGATAATACATTCTCATATTCGGACGAATATTTGCGTTATTACCGGAGTCCAGCATAATTGGTGGAACGCCAAGAGCTTTTAGTACAATTTTTTCGTTTTCTGCAATTGCGTCTTGAAAGTCAAGCTCTTTGAAGTTTACGTTTGAAACTTTATCAATTTCAATACCGCCATCCAGAACAAGAGGTCTTCGTCCTCCAGCATCAGGTCTGTATCGAGCAGACCAAGATTGAATCATGCGCTCTTTAATTTTTTCTGACAGAGTATTTGGCGATTTAAGAACTAACCCTGGGACTGCTCCGTTTTTAAAGAAGTTATCCTGAAAGTCTCTCATACGACGCATAAGAACCATTGTACGAAGTGCAGGCTTTAGTCTAGAAACTCCTCTGTATATTGAGTAAAAAGAATTATCTTTGATATGTATAATTTCGCTAGGCTTATAAGTAACTTGCTCATTGAAAGTATACTTTTCTATGTAAGTTTTTTCGCTGGCGTGAATAGTTACTTTATTTGCAGGTAAATGGTAGAGGTGTGCTCCATCAAAGTAAATAAATATATTTCCGTCAAGTAAGTAATCAGTAATTAAGTTACGACGAAAAGTACTAATATCTTGGAAGGGGTTGGGCTCTCGATTTAAAAGAAGCTCTACTCGAGAACGTTTAATTCCCTTTACTACACTATTTATGCCCTGAACTTGAGCGCCTACAGTAATTGGTATTTCTGCCGTATCATCTACGATTAAGTTTACTCCGCGGTTTACGATTTCTAAGTCTTCGTATGCGCGCTCGTAGCTTACTACTTGCTCTCTGGACGGTTCTGTTTTATGATCATAGTACGGTTGTGCAGGATTGAGTTTTTCCTCAACTTCAGCTCTTCGTCCAATTAGTCTATCATACCATGCCATTTTTTTCTCTTTGAATTTCTACCCAGCGCATTTGCTTCTTTGCCGTTACTAAGGCTGGATTTCTGCCGTATAATCTATGCAGCTCCAAATGATGTTTATGGCAAAGCGTGACTGTGTGCTCGTACAGCTCCGCCCATTTGTCTTCTATAAACTCGTCCCGCCAGATAACAATATATTCGTCCGTGTAGTGCGCGGGTCTTTCTTTTTGTTTTTCTTTGAGCCACTCTTTGAGGAGTGGAGCTAGAGTGTAAAAGTGGTGAAAATCGAGTTCGGTATTAGCGCCGCAAATGTGGCATTCTGTTCCTTTTTCGTACTTTGATTTAGCTCGATCTCGTATGTATTTTACCGGATCTCTTTTTAGCTTTTTCATTTTGAATTATAGCCTCTGTGAGATAAATTGTCAAACATTATTTTTTACAGGTATCCTTAAAACCCGGTCTGCGTTGTTTCAAAAGAATACAGTGCGTATCTTAGAGCATCTGCCATGTGCGACGCACGATTATGTTTTGGCTTTTCTTTTGCGAGATTTGGATTAGGATCCCATTGATACTGGTCAAGACAAGATAACACTTCACCGCATCGTTGATCGACCATTAGTCTGTCGTTATCAACTATTCCCGCTACGTGTGCAATTCCGTCTAGTACTGACTTCTTAGCATTTACAGTACTAATATCGTAATTTTGTGCGAAGTCAAATCGAGTTTGCTGAGCTGCGGAATCTATGTAAATGTAGTCGATATCCCACTTGTCAACCATTTGACGAATTACAGCGGCATGTTGCTCGGTAGTCTTTTCGGCGTCAAGGTACTCATCTAGTACATAGTACAACTCTTCGTCCCAATCATATGCTACGACCATAAAAGCAGTTGGATCACGATAACCAACATCCAGACCAGCAAATACATCCATGCGACGAGTATCAAGCTCTTCATTATTGGCGACACAGGTTTCGTGATTGAATGTCCAAATTTGACCTTCATAAGTGTTAAAGTCCGCTTCATACTCTTGTCTAAATTCTGCATCGGACATCGATTTTTTAGCTTCCTGTATATCCATTTCAGACATGCGCGGATTATCATGATAAGTCGCTCTGATGGAACACCACTCGGGAAATTCGTCATTAAATCCTCTATCAAAAAACTCGGCAAACCAATTGTTTCGTCCACGTGGTGTAGATATAAATAGTGCTTTCGAGTTGTCTTTATCTAGTGTTGGACGTAAAGCTACGTTAAAAGCGTCTTTACCGTCTGCCAACGCCGCTTCGTCAAAAATAATTAAGTCGTAGCTACGTCCAACACAAGAATCTACCTGATTCACAGATCCCATTCGTACAGTAGATCCATTGCTCAGTTCTATAACTTTGTCCTTTGCGTTATCTTTTGTAATCTCAAGGTCAAAGTGTTTAATAAGTTGGCGTTGTAAGTCGAAAGAAATCTGAGACAGCGAATAGTTGGGAGACATGATTAAGATGTTGGAACCAGGCACTAGAGAGACTAGCTGCCCGATTATGTTTGCGATATAGGTCTTGCCCTGCCGCCTTGAGACTGCCGCGCAGACAAATCTGTACTTATCATTATTGATCGCGTTAATAATTGCTACTTGCGAGGGTAGCGGGGAGACACCGAGTAGATCTAAGTACTGATCCACTGGCAGTTTGAGAAAGCGTGTCTCAGATTGTAAATTTAGTATCTCATTGGAAGATACGTCAGCTCGACTAGTTTGTACAGCCATTCCATATTCCTACTTTTTTGCTTTCATAAATCCAATGGCTGATCTTACACCAAAGGAGGCTGCAACAATAATTGATAGTGTATATTGATACCATTCAGGCATTGCTTCCAGTGCTGCAAAACCTCTTTCAACATACTCAATACCTCCTGGAATAAATGCCATAATAAGCGGTATACTAAAAAGAATAGTTAACCACTCATCCTTCCAAGAGTTTCCTGCATTTTGTGCTTGAATTTTTTCCCAATCACCAACTTGATTGGAAGAGTTAATCATTACTTGGGCTTCCGCTTCCGCTTTAGCCTTCATTTTAGTGTTTCGTCCTTCTAGAAAAGTAGTTCCTAGTTGTAACAAAGGTCCAATTAGGGGTAAAGACATATTATCTCCTTATTTTTTGCCAGACCATGCCTGTGCTCCAAAGAACGCTGCAACAATGCCTGCAACGGAAACAAAGTACACTGCTGCCATATCTCCAAGAATCGTAGCGGCTTGGTGTAAATCCATAATTTCTGTAGTCATTACAGTAGCAGGGTAAAGAAGCATACCTGCAAGTGCAAACCAAGTCATCTTTCGTTGCGCATCTCGCATGGCGTCTGCATCTTCGAGTTCTTTTCGCTTAAACTCGAGATACATTCTACGCTCTTCCTCGTCTACTTTGTTATCACCATTTACATCTGCAGGGTGATAGCCTGCTTGTTTTAATTCTTCGCTCATAGCCTGTACTAGTTATTGTCTACCAGAACAATATCAAAAATGGCGCCCCCACCTACATTATTCTGTGAACGAGCTTTGACTTCTATATCAGTCTTTTCTTCAAATTTCAAAGGCACAGGATAGTCGTAGTTAAAACCAGAGGCAAATACTCCAAATTGTCCTCTTACATTGAAGGCTCCACCAAAAGGTCTCGCATATAGCCTAAAAAGTGCGTCATTGTTTGCATCAATCGACCCATTTACCTTTAGTAGGTATCCTGTCTTACCTGCAGGAATTGTATACAAGGCCATAAGAGTCTGGCCAGCCCCTGCTTTTATAATTGCTTCGTCTGTGCCCCCATTCTGAATACGAATTTCATCTACATTTGTAGACCCCGTATTTGGAGTAACCATTCGTGCTCGAAAAACTCGAAGAAATTGAGCCGTTGAAGCAGCTCCACCAATAGTTAAAGTTTCAGTTACAGCATTGTAATTTTGATCAAGCCCCTGTACTTCTACAGTACCATTGTTGTCCGAGCCTGTGTTATCTGCAACAGCACTTACATTAGAAGCTGCACTATATACATAATCTGTAGTACCGTCCCAAATTGTTTGAAAATTATTTGGAATTGTGTCTCGATATCCAAACTTATTAATATGAGAATACCCTTCTACATCTCCGGCAGAAATAGGAATATTTGCTGCAGTTCCATAACTGCTAATTAAGTTTCCGTCTTTATCAGAAAGAGTTACTACCTGTATAGGAGAGGTTCTATTATTTAACGAAAGTGTATAAGTTTTATTTACCATTTTACTTTATCCGCCCAATAAGCTGCGCTCATTTTGCCCTTTGCAATATTTTTGCGGTGACGAGCTTTAAAAGATGCACGCTTACGCTTCATTGCTTCTGACTCTCCTGCTTTTGGCTTACCCGCAGTTTTTGCACCTTGCTGCCCAAAACGAATCGTCTTAATTTTATCACCTACCTTTGCTACGACGATGTGGGACTTCTTTGGGTGATTTGGAGTACGACGAGGCTTGTTATAGCCTTTCACCCGAGCACGTGCTAAACGTGGGTCTCGCTTCTTACCTTTTCTTCTTGCGGCCACTTTTCTTTCTCTTTCCCAAAGCTACGCGCTTCTTGATGAGGGACCTGGGAACTGTTTTCCCTTCTTTGTAAAGTTTTGCAATTTTTTTAATTGCACGAGCAAGTTCTGCTCGTCGAGTTCCTTTTGTGCCGCTGAGATACTTTTTTGGTATACCAGTTCGCTTATCTTTTGCTGGGCCTCTTTTTCGCTTTCTCATACAAGGTACTCTAAGTAGCGAAGGCTTGTATAGTAATCAAGCTTTCCCGCTTTGTCATAAGTAGTGACAGTATAAATAGTCTGAGACACTCTGTCTAAATTTTCATCAATTCGTGAAGAAGAAGGAATCGACGTATAGTCCTTTTGCCACGTTGTAGGAACGGTGGCGTGTACCGGTGCCACCTCCATCTTAACGCTTCTTCTTTCGGACTTTGCGCTTGATATCATTATCTTGCGAATGTCCGCCACGAATAAAAGAATTTACACGACCCATGGCCCATCCAGCCATTCCGACCCCGGAGCGAGAACCAGAAGACAAAAATGCTCCCTGACCTCTACGATATACTTTTGCGAGTTGTCCATAAGTATATCGCTTACTCTTTTTTGCTTTACTTCTAAGAGTTGCTTGAACACTAGCACTAAGAGGCTTTGCTACTCGCTTTCGCTTTGGCGCCGCCTTTCTTTTTCTAGTAACTGTACTTTTTCGCTTTTTTCTTTTTACGGCCACGTTTCTTTCTCTTGTGGGCTGAGTCTTTCATCAGCTTTCCACCTGGCATAAAATGATAGCCTTTTGGTGCGCGCTTACCTCTATAGGTACGTCGCATTTACTTCTTCCACTTACCGATAACTGGTACCATATGGCCCCACTTACCCCAGGCCCACCAGCCTACTACACCTACTACTACGCCTATTAAAAATTCCATTAGAGTTTCTCTGAGACTTTTTAGTCCTCCGCTTCGAGTGAGTCTTCGAAATCATCTAGCCAATCTTTTTTTGGCACTTCGATATCCCTAGTACCAGGAATCGTTTGAGCTCCTCCTTCCATAGCTTCTGCCCATGCTTTAGCTTCTGCTTCAGTAGGAAACTTTTTAGCGGGTCCTTCATCTGGAAATACTTTCCACTGGTTACCCCACGCAACTATTTTCATATTACTTTTTTCCTCGCTTTTTTCGAAGAATTGCCATTTGCAAAGCCTTTGGCAACTTCTTCTGCTTGGCTGTTAACCCCATAGACTTCTTTTTCTTTGCACCACGCTTTTTCTTGCCTTTCATCGGCTTTTTCTTACCATAGTGTCCTGGCATTACTTTTTCCTTCGAGCTTTCGCTCTCTGTAGAATAGACATCATTCTTTTGGCTTTTGCTACTGTGGCTGCAGTTGCTTTCTTACGCCAAGCCCCTGCTCTCTTTACATAAACTATTCGGCCTCGTCGCTTGTATGGCATTACTTCATAAGTAGTGAAACAATCACGCCTGCAAGAAACAGTATCATGCTTCCTGCGCCCATAATTAAACGACTTTCCATTCGCTTAATACTTTCTTCAATGTCCATAAGACGATTAAAAGTAGTCTTCCAACGTTCTTCGCATTGCGCTTCATGTTGCGACATTTCAATTTCAATCTCTCGTACTCTATGTTCTATATCACTCATTTTAATGCCGCCAATACTAAAAATAGGAGGGGTATAAGTACCACCGCTCCACAAATCACATAAAACGTTGCCATCGCGAGCTCAGCCATCTCTCTTCTTTTTCTTGCTGCTTCTCGGGCTGCTTCTTCTCGCGCTTCTTTCGCTTCCTTTTGAAATTGTAGCCAATCATCCCACATTCCAGGGCGACCAGCATATATCATCTGCTCTCGCAAATGCTCTTCCATTTCCTTAATTTTTTCAAGTTCCATGAAAGCCTGTAAATCGCTACGATAGCCATTCTTGTTTGCTTTCTTTTGCAGTTCGGTTTTAGAATCAAAGAAGCGGTTAACTTGTGTTCCTACTTCATATATTTCTTTACCGTTTCCTATTGCATGTTTGATAACTTGAAATGCTGCATTTGCTGCTGCAATTTCTGCAAGCATGATAGTTTCTCTAGGTTAACCCTCCTTGAGAAGTTTTTCCATCAGCTTTCCATAATTGCCTTGGCCGAACGGTAAACCCTCACTATTGATCTGAACATTATTTTGAGTCTTAATGTTCGTAGTTTCTGCTTTCATCAGATCCGCCTGGGCTTTGATTTCATCCATACGCATCTTGTGTGCCATCTGAAGTAGATCGGCTAGATCTTTTGAAGAGTATACGCCAGTTTCCTGTGCTTCTTCAAGCTTGCTCTGTATCATTTCGTCTAGAACAGATGCGATGTTATTTTTGTTCCGATACCCCATGTCTAGGTATACAGTATCAATATACTTTTTAACTTCACGCTTGTTAAGTACGTCTACCACTTTATTTTCTGGGACGTTCATATATTCACAAACGGCACGAATGTTGCCGAACTGCAAATAAGCATTTGCAACCTCTAGTCCTTCTGGGGAGATTGTAGTAATTTCTTTACTCATCTGGGGTGTATTCCTCAACTCTCACGATTGTGGCCTTTATTATATCTTTGTAAGTCCCGTCAGGTTGTAGAACAACAACGCGATCACTCGACCCATTATTGCAAGGTTTGGGCATCTCGCCCACAACTTCCAGTATGGCCCCACTTTTCCAGTGTTTGTAAGTTACTTTCAACATTTTCCGTGCTTAGATTTCTATTTCTCAAATTATATTTTAAAGGAGCTGAAATGTCAAGCGCTATTTTTCTTTGGTACGAAAAACCCCAAAGTTGTACGTGTGGGGGTGCCCGCGCGAAAAAATTTTGTCAAGGTCTGCTAACCGCCCCCCTAGATGAGAATGATTATCATTTAACATTTTCGACTTTTTCCTCTGCGCGACAAAAGGCAAAACTAGCGCGAAAAAATTGTGAAATATTACCAAAAAATAATTCAAAAAAACTTGCCAAAAACTATTGACGGTCGGGCCCGACCTATGAGACTATTACCTCATCGGATGTCGCTACCCACTGGGAAAGCCCCGATCGACCCGCCGCCACCATCGCGAGGGTCGCAAAAAATCCAGCCGGCAGAGCATCGCAACCGGAGACGCGCGATCAACAAAAATCTCAATCTGTCAAGCTCTACCCCCTTTAGGTTATTTACTTTTTTCTGATTTTCAACTACAATTCACCTTCTCTTAACTAATGAGGATTTTGCTTATGTCTAACTACACTTCTGCGATGGTCGCACGCATCCAAAACGCGGCTCCCCTTAACCTTGCCAAGGCCAAGGAATTGGCCGCCGAATTCGGCAATGTTACTCACCGTTCGGTGATCTCTAAGGCGCAATCGCTGGGCGTTGAATACGTCAAGGCGACTCCAGCGCCTCGCTCACCTCGTGAGGCTACGCCTACAAAGGCGGATTATCTCGCGGCGATTCGTAAATCGCTCGCGCTGAAAGATCGCTCCGGCGATCTCACCAAAGCGGAGCTATCCGCGGTTCTGGAGTCGATCGGATGATCGGCTTCTGCGCTTGGGTCGGGGCGTTGCTAATGTGCATCGCCCCCTTCATCATCGACACCGACGCCGGTAAGGGCGTCGCGATTGTCGGGCTTTTTCTTCTGACCATTCAGGCACACGCGACACGATCGCACAATTTGATATTACTCAATATTATCGGCATTGGAGGCTATTGCTATGCGATATATTTTTGATCTAGATCACACCGTGATCGACAGCTCTCACCGTCAAGCGACATTGCCCGACGGCTCCCTAGACCTTGACCACTGGCGCGAAAATTCGACGGCTGGCATGATTCGCCGCGATAAGCTATTGCCACTCGCTAGGGTATGGCGTGAGCAATTCGCACGCGGTAATGAGATCGTCGTCTGTACTGCTCGCGTTATCGGTCAAGCTGACATGGATTATTTGGCGAACGCTGGCCTTCACTTTGACGCGCTTCTGTCGCGTCAAGAGGGCGACCGCACGCCAGACGATGAACTCAAGCTGAGAATGCTTCGCCGCTACTCTACCACTAAACGCGGGTCATGGCGTCGCTTCTGCAACTTTTCCTTAATGTTTGACGACAATCAAAGCGTCATCAAAACCCTTTCCGATCATGGCTTGAAATGCTATGATGCTCTTGAAATCAACGCGAGGCTTGCGGCATGACTATTCAAAAACTTTCTATTGCGACTCTGGATACTGAGACCGTCGGTCTCGAGGGTCACGTTTATGACATTGGCTATTGCATTCACGACAAGCGCGGCAATATCGCGCTTGA